GCTGTCATAACACTGTGTTACCTGGCTAATCAGAATTTATAACCGACACCCACGATGAAACCGTCAGTGCGCCAGTCGCCACTGCCGGAGCCTTCATAAGCAATATCAATGGCCACGGATTCGGTCGGGTTAAACTGCACGCCAGCTCCCCACGCCAGAGACGTGTTGCTGTGGCGATCGTCATCACTTCCGGTCAGCACATCGTGCGTTTTCCCCTTGTTGTCAGTTACGCGGAGATAATCCCCGGAGAACGTCGAAACACGGCTGTAAGCCACACCTGCCATCGCATAAGCACTGAACCATTCATTCACGCGTACAGATGGCCCCGCCATCATGCTGAACCAGCGGTTACGCACTGAATCTTCATGCCAGCGGGTATCGCTGTAATGCGTTTTTTGCTCATCTTTGGCATTGGCATAACTGAATGACGTCACCAGCCCCAGCGTGTCCGTAAATTCATAACGGTATTTCACGTTAATGCCCTTCAGGTCATCGCTGCCTGGCATATCAGTATGGGTCTGAAGATACCCGGCGCTTAGTGTGGACTGATGCTCTGCTGCGCTCGCTGGCGTACCAGCGGCAACCAGCCAGACTACTGCGGACAGAATAACAGCACATAATTTACGCATAATTACCTCTCGCTTTTCTGCAATAAAAAAGGCGCCATTTCTGGCGCCCGTATTGGGGTTATAAAATTCAGCTAATCGTGATGCCTGCAGTGGCTTTCTTCATCACAACAACCAGCAAATCGCTGATACTTGCTGTGGGATACCAGCCATTTACCCACCATGCTGATACAGAAAACTCCAGCGTCATGTCGCCGCGACCAGCAGGCATATCAATAACACCACTGTAAACCAGCGTATTATCCATCGCGGTACGGTTATAAATTTCAGCACCGTTTTTCTTCACTATCAGGCGGCATGACGAATAAGTATCGCTGTTCTCCCGCTCATGTCTGGCACCGCTGAAAGCCACCGCCGGAATAACAATCTGCCGGTTAAACGGCTGATCGTCATAAACCCTGACGGTAATGGTTCCTGATGGCCAACGCTTCGGTGCACGGGAGTCACGAGGGAAAGCCTTACCCACTGTTTTAACGAGATCGCCTTCAATCTGGTTTGCAGACAGTTTCCCTTTAATCTGACAGTTCTCATTTATCGTAACGTTGTTGAGCGTCCCGGCGTTCGCATTCACACTGCCACTGATATCCGCATTTTTCGCCGTCAGTCGCCCGTCCGGTGTCAGGGAAAATGCCGGAGGATTACCGCCGCTGGTAATGGTGGGAGCCGTCAGATATTTCAGGAACACGTCATTCATGAATATCTGATCGCCCTGACCAACAAACATCGGCTTTGTGTTGCCATTCGCAGGATTAATCATCGCAATCCTGTCTGCCGCCAGCAGCACCTGACTCTGCATGCCGTCGGGGGTGTTCTCAATACCGGCACCGATACCCGCAATATAAAGGCGTCCGTCCTGCATCTGCTGCAGCTTCACTGCCCACATGCTGTTCAGGTTATTATTTGTATCAACCTGAACCTTCTGTATCTGCTGGATCGCTGCACTCTGGTCTTCCAGTTTCTTATTGACGGTCTGTGTTATTTCATTGCTGACATCCGTTATGGACGTCCTGATTTCAGTCAGGTCAGGCGCAAGCTGACCGTTATCAATCTGCGTCCACAGCTCCTGAGCCAGATGGGTTTTCCCTATCTCGCCTTTGAAAAAATCCAGATAGCCGGATGCATCATCACTCGGCTGACCAACAGCCTCCACGAATGCCGATTTGCCAACGGTGTTCACACTGCGAACGTAAAAATAATAATCATGGCCCGGTTTGATATTGATACTGGCGGCTATCCAGTACAGCGCCGTACCAAGATAACGCGCGCTGGTTTCAACCTGCCTGATATCAGCAATCCGTTTTTCCGAGAACCAGAACTCAAACTGTACCGTCGGATCATAAACCGCAAGATGCGGCGTGGCGGTTATCTGAAAATAGCCCGGCGTCAGCTCAATCCGCGACGGCGCTGCCGGTGCGGCAATCCGGAACGATACCGACGCCGGATCGCCCTGCTGCCCCCACGCATTTACTGCCCGGACTGTCAGCCTGTAGTTCCCCAGAGCCAGTTGTGTGAAGCGGTAAGTGGTTTCCGCCGTCCGGGCCGTGCTGACCAGCCGCTCACTGCCGTCATCCGCTGTTACGGTCAGACGGAGCAGGAAGCTCACGCCCTTCACCACCTTCGGCGTGTCCCAGCGCGCCAGCACCTGATATTCCCCGCTGTCTGCGGTGACTTCGGCGGTCAGGTGCTGCACCGCTGGCGGCGTGACACCATTCACCGTGCCGCTCTGGTCGCCGTCAAAGTGCGCTCCGTTATCCACGATGGCCTCTTTTTCCGGTACATGCTGCACGGCGGTGATGGCATACGCACCATCATCGTTCTCCCGGATACTCACACAGCGGAACAGGCGCTGGCGCAGCGTCGGCAGCTTCAGCCCCCACACGCTGTATTCGGCAACGCCGTCAGGAATACGGCTCACTTTCACCTTCACGCCGTCGGTGACGGACTGGACCTCCACGCTGACCGGATTCCCACTTCCGTCAACCAGGCTTATCAGCGTGGTGCCGGAGGATGACAGCATGATTTCACGGTCGAGCGTCAGCGTCCGGGTCTGGCTGTTCACCGCCAGCACGCGACCACCGGTGCTGATACCGGCATAGTCATCATCACAGATTTCAATGACATCGCCCGGCACATGGCGAAGCCCTTCTGCGCCGACGCTGAAATCCACGGTCTGCGTTTCCAGCAGTTCTGTTTTAATCAGCCACAGCCCGGCGCGGTGTGCCTGCCCCCGACTGGTACAGCCAAAGGCATCCATCTTCGTGACGTTACGACCGTAACGGGCAATGGCCTGCGTGTCCTCCACAAGCTCTGTCGCCGTCTCCCAGCCGTTATCCGGGTCAATCCAGTTCACCTCAACGGCATTATGGCGGTCCTTCAGGGCGCTGAAGCTGTAGCGGAACGGCGCGCCATCATCCGGCATCACCACATTACTGCGGTTATAGGTCCACACCTTATCCGACGGTCGGTCCTGCACGAACGTCAGCGTCTGCCCGTTCCATACCGGCATACAGCGCATCGCCGAGCAGAAATCACTGAGCACATCCCACGCCTTGCGCTGTGTGGTCAGGTACGCATTACAGGTAATGCGCGGCTCCGTGCCGCCAAAGCCGTCCGGCACCGACTGGTCGCAGTACTGGCCGATGACATACAGCGCCCATTTATCCACATCCGCCGCACCAAGACGTTTCCCCATGCCGTAGCGCGGATGGGTCAGCATATCCCACAGACACCAGGCCATGTTGTTGCTGTATGCTGGTTTTAACGTTCCGTCCCAGATACCGCTGTATTGTCGCGTCTGCGGGTTATAGTTCGACGGCACCTGCAGAATGCGCCCGCGAAGATGATAATTACGACTCACCTGCTGGCTGCCGAACTGCTCCGAGTCCACCTGTACGCCGACCAGTGCCGTGTTCGGGTAGCACTGTTTCACATCGATGATTTCGGTGTATGACGACCAGAGCGTTTTGTTCTGCAGCTGGTCTGTAGTGCTGTCCGGCGTCATCCTGCGCATCCGGATACTGAACGGGCGCGGCGGCAGGTTACCCACCACCACCGAGGCCAGATACTGTGAGGTGGTTTTGCCTTTAATGGTGATGTCTTTTTCCGTCACCCAGCCACCGTTACGTTGTATCTGAACCAGCAGGCGGACTTCCGACGGATTCCGGTCACCCTTTGAGGTGGTTTCCACCAGTGCCTGCACACCAAAGGTAAAGCGCAGACGGTCGATATTTGCAGACGTGATGGTGCGGGTTATCGGCGTGTCGTATTTCACTTCCGTACCCAGCACCGTCTCGGAACCGGAGGATTCAAATCCCTCCGGCGGTGACTGCTCCTGCTCGCCTGCCCGGAACACCACCGTGACGCCGGAGATATTGGTATTCCCCTCACTGTCCAGCACCGGCGTACTGTTCAGCAGCACGCTTTTTAATCCATCCACCGGACCTTCAATCGGCCCTTCGCTGATGGCATCAATCACACTCAGCAGTTGCGTGGACTTCAGGTTGTCCTTCGCTTCGCGCGGGGTATGCCCCTTACTGCTTCCTTTGCCCATTCGTCATGCTCCATAAACGACAAAACCGCCCGGAGGCGGTTTCACATGAAATATTTTGCATCAGCGGCCAATCACCACAACCTGACCACCGTCCCCTTCATCTGCCGTGCTGATCTCCTGAGAAACCACACGAGACCCCACGCGCATTTCACCGTACAGAACAGGCAGAACATTGCCCTGGGCAACCATGTTATCCAGTGATGAGAAATAGGTGTTCTGCTTACCGTTATCCGTGCTGGTCGCTGTGGGCGTCCGGGCTTTCGGTGCCAGCATCTGGGCCACACCACCCAGGATCATACTGGCCCCTGCCGCATACATGCCCGATACAGCCGCGGCACCCAGCCAGCCCACAGGGTTCCACCATGCCACCGCAATCAGCGCCGCCCCCAGCACCACCTGAAACACACCGCCACTTTTAGCTCCCGCCAGACGCGGCACGATGT